GCGCACGTAGTCAACCAACCGCATCAGGGCTTCGTAGTGCGCGGCGTCTTTGAGCATCCAGCCTAGCCCACCAACGTGGGCGGCACGGGCGTAGATACTTCTTGGGTCAACCTTGGGCACGTAGGGCTCAATCACGTGTTCTTCTCCTTGAGCTTGGCTTCGATGAACTGCACAAACTCAAACACAGTTGGGCAATCAGGTAGTTCCCAAGAGTCAACTTCTTCTTTTGTCAGCCCATCCCACTCACGCTTGCGCTCCATTGCCTTATCCCAGCCGCGTTCATAGCCACACTGCCATTGCCACTGCCCATACCAGTCTTCATGTTCATTTTTTGCCGTTTTGTTAACACGTTCTGACGATGTGTCGCTGGCGTGTACAGATTTCTCTGCCTCCGCGATGGCTTGCTGTAGTGCTAACGCAGCTTGCTTCAAGTCACATAGCGGATTATCAAAATCCCCACCAGACAAAACATTAAGGATGGCATCCAATGCTTGCCTCATTACTGGTAGGCTCATAGATGTTTGAAATTTTTCAGGAAACCCTACCTCAAAGTGTTCTTTCAGCACTTCTTCACCCCGTAGTATTTAAGAACCAACTTAAACGCTTCTATATGGCGCTTTATCTCGTCTAAGTCATCAGATTTGGCGTGTTCAAAGATGGCTAAAGGATGTCCCTTCTTGCGCCGCTTATAGTTTTCCTTTAAATCCTCTAACACTTCCTTCAGGTTATCCGTGGTAATGGCATCAAAGAATTCAGGGCAAGATACGACGTTCATTCCGCAGACCCTCCTCTGAGTATTTGCTGCGGATGTGGGAAAAGGATGGCCTCTTTACGTACCAAGTGGTAGAACTTAATCAGCGACTCGTCATCCGCTCCGGCCCAGTCAAACACAACACCCGCAGGGTGCCACTCCTCCTCGTCCCACGCAATAAACCCAGCCTCAATAGCCAAGCGTTTGATGTTGGCATCCATAGGTGGCTCAGGGGGCTCTTCGTGGTCAGGTTCGTCAAGCTCGTCAGGCTCGTAGCGTTTGGCTTGATCAACTGCCGCTTGGAGAGCCGTCATGATGCCCAGCCGTGCAAACGCCGCCACAGACTCGGGCGATAAGTTGAACATATAGTCGGCGCTGCCGTCCGCGTTTTGGCGTATTAGCTCTACATTCATCAATCACCCCTCCTGAATAACGGCTCACGGATCTCCATCATCCGCATTTTGATCATTTCCTCCAGCGACGCAGCGAACTCCAAAATATCGTCGTCCGCGCCTCCCGGCTCTATGTGGTCAGCGATCCCGCACCGCCGTGCAAGGACCATTACTTCTTCATCGCTAATCAAAAATTTACTCTGCATTCTTATCTCCTTTACTCTGCATTCTCTGCAATTTACTCTGCATTCTCATCATCAATCTCCTCATCCTTATGCCAATCCTCCCACGCAAGACACTCCGTTTCCGGGATGTTGACATCATTCAACAAAGCACAGCTCTCATCCACCAGCTCGGTTGACCCTTCGCCATACGGCACAAAGCTAATGTGCGTTTGGCGATAAGGGCACTCCTCGCAATACCGCTCACTGTGCAACGTCCAAATATCTTGGACCAAGAACACCGGATCAGGTCTACTCATCACTTTCTCCTCTCTCAAAAACGTAGCGTCTTGCCACTAATGCAGCTTCGGCTCCTGCGGAACCTCAGCCCCTAAACCACAACAATCCGACTCGTCAAACGGTTCAGCATTTTCACGGTCATCGCGTATCAAACAACCCCGAGTATGACGAATCTCACTATCATTGTCAAGTACAGTTAGCAGATCGTAGCTAAAAATGCAATCAGGGCATAGCTTGTAATCTTCAAATACCTCATCAATGGTTTGATAAACACGTACCACCCCCATCAAAGACCACCCTCGGCCACCGCATTCCAACCACCCTCCTCGGGCTTCAAAACGCCCTCACGATCCATATAACACGCCCTCTCAATTTTGCTCACGGCCCACTCACCAAGGACCCCGAAAATGTCCACATTGCCACAATAAACGTGCCTGAGATGATACTCAATATCGTCCCCATCATCACGCTCCAAGAAACACAAAAAAGCACGACCATCCCAGCCATACCAAAACGGCGTCAAATCAGCGTGTTTAAAAGTAAGCTGCACCGTCAACTGGCTCTCACGATTACTCGGTGTCCTCATACTCATCCTCCTCGCCATCCTCGGCATCGTCCTCATACTCAATCTTGGTGGCCCGGTACGCCGTCATCACCGCACCCAACAAAGTATGTAAATCCACCTCCAGCGTCTTCGCCACCGCAGCCGTGGATACCATCAACCCACCCAAAGCCGCTTTCCAATCCCCCTCAAATTCACACTCACAAAGCTGAAGCAGCACACCAGCATTCACTAACGAACGCTCCAAAAAATCCTGATCTTCTTCCCGCGTAGGATCAAACATCTAACTCCCCAGTAGTAGGTAAATCAGCCCACAGGTCTAACTGCCTATCGACCTCGTGCCAATCATCCTCGCTTAAACACTTAGTAATGTCAACCACATCCGCCGGATAGTTCGGATTCATCAGCCGAACCGACTTAATGCGCCATGAGCCATGTTGATCGGTGCAAGGATCATGGACCACGGCGCAAGGCAAAGTAAGTGAAATGTATGCAACGTCAAATTGTTGGTCAGAAGACATGGAGCTATCCTTTCTAGGCGTACAACTGCTACAACCGTTACTATACGTGCAACAACTGTTAAAAAACATAGGGGTTTACCCTAGGTTTTGCATAAAAACAGGGGTTTATATAGGATTCTGCCAGAAAAAATAAAAAAATTTTTTATTTTTTTGAAAATAGACGTAATAGACGTAATAGACGTAATAAGTGAATGAAATCAAGGAGTTACTGACATTGACAGACGTAATACAGGTGTAATCAGGTGTAATTTTCTGGGATGTCCCAGTAACTTGTTCTAAAGTTTTACTTTTTGTTTTTTTCTGGAAAAAGTTCTATAGGGCCTTGCACAAGGGCTTGGCCCTCGGTTACAATGCGTACCATGGATACATTAGAAGCACAGGAAATACACATCGAATCGAATGTGCAGTTCCCCGCCGATAGAGTCACGTATCCCTTTGGCGAGATGGAGCCGGGGGATAGCTTTTTCTTGCCCGACCAACGCCGAGCCAATGCTGCCCGGGTGGCTTCGATACGCTATATGCAGAACCACAAGCCTGAATGGGTGTTTAAGCTGCGGAGAGTCTCTGAGGGCTGGCGATTGTGGAGGGTGTCATGACTAAACGCGACGTATGGAACGTGCCCCCTGTAATCCCTGCCAAGGCGACTAAGCGGCTAGCCTCTGAAGTCAAGCCGCTGCGCAAACAAAAAGTCCTGAACGCTAAGGAATGGAAGTTTGTGCAGGAGTATGTTTCCGGAGACGGGAAGGTGACTTTGAAGGAAGCTGCTATCCGGGCCGGATATAAAGAGACCAGCGCTTCGGTCATGGCGTGGAAGCTTACGAACCCTAAAGAATATCCCCATGTTGTCGCTGCGATCCAAGCTTATCGGGCCGAGCTGGCGTCTAAGTACAACACCAGTTACGAGCGTCACATGCGTGATTTGCAGATTATCCGCGATAAGGCGATGGACGCTGGTGCATGGGCTGCTGCGGTGCAGGCAGAGTATCGCCGTGGGCAGGCCCTTGGCACCATCTACGTGGACCGTAAGGAAATTAGGCACGGCACGATCGATTCAATGAGCAAAGAGGAAGTGCAGCGCAAGCTGGACGAATTGAAGGCTTTGTATGGTGGCCCACCACCTACTGCTTTAATTGACGCTGATACGGGCACCGTAATCGATTCGGTGGACCGTGAAAAAGACCCTGCTTTTGATCCCGGGGTGCCTGACCCCCCGCCTGATATTTTCGAGATGACCGACGATGGCGGCAAAACCGGAGACTAGGTTTGCGGCTTGGGTTCGGGAAGGGCTCAAGACCGTAGGCTGCGAGACGGAACGTATCGAAAACCGGGTGAACCTAGGCATACCGGATATGCTTGTTGGCGTTGGCAATGCTTGGGCTATGGTGGAATTAAAGGTTGTGCCCCGTGGTAAAAAGGTGCGTGTGCGGCCCCATCAGGTGGCCTTTATGGTTCGGCATGGTAGTGCTGGCCGACCTTGTTTTTTCCTGATCAAGCATGAGCTCGATTCTATTGTTTATTTATATCCCGGCACCGATGCGCCCTCGCTGCTCTCAATTGGGCTAATGAAAACCCCGGCTAAGGCTTGGGCTGCGCGTGGTATGCAGTGGGGAGAATTGGCTAAAGAACTAGGGTTTTCCCTAGTTGTACCCTAACTGTAGCGTGGTATACTGGCTGGGCCGATTGTGGCAGATAGAGGAGAAAGTAATGAAAGTAAAATTCAGAGGGCAAGCTTATCCGGCGGCTTATTTCATTCGCGATGCTTTTAAGTGTCGCGTTGGTAACCCCAAGGGATACGCTACTATTCGCGGCGCTTCGCGCATGTGCCTGCCCAATGTGCGGGGCAGTTTGTATGCCGAGCTGTTGAATACTTGCGCCCTTGCCCGTATGGCAGCTGGCCTCGATATGGCGACCATGTGGTCAATTGAAGCCGAGCCGATCGATCAGGAAATATATAAGGCTTGGAATAATTGGAGGCGTTCGGGTTATCCCTCTGCCGACCCTGTTGCCGACTCTGCCGAGCTTGTTGTATAGTTCGCGTTCAATCAATAGAGGAGAATTTGATATGTTGAAAACCGTTAAAACCAGCAACAACAGCAAAACCGGCCCGATCGCGGTAACGTATCGCAGCGGGGAGCATGATATTTTCGGCACCTGCCCGACCACCTGCGCGCTACACCCGAAAAGTGAGAGCGGGGCGGTACAAATTGACGCCGATTATCTTGCCGCTGTATATGATGCGGTGCCACGCCGGGGGCATGCGTGGACCTATTCTCATTTTCCCGCCGCTGCGCTGCCCTTCCCTGCAAAGGGTAAAACCGTGATCAATGCCAGCTGCGATACAGTGGCCGATGCGGTGCTGGCCGTTGAGAATGGCAAGCCTGCCGTGTACGCCGCGCCGTTATCTGAAGCCGATACTTTCCCCCGTACGGTGCATGGCATCCGGTTCGTGCGCTGCCCTGCCGAATTATCTGAAAGCTTTACGTGTGCGGATTGTGGCGGCGGTGTTCCGTTGTGCGCCCGTGGCGATCGCGATTATGTTGTCACGTTTGTTGCGCACGGTTCGCAAAAGAAAAAAGTGGGCACGGGTAAAGGCGGCTGTTATGCGGGGCAGGGCTTTACATCGATCGCATGGCACTCGACGCGAAAAACCGGGGCCGCGAATGATGCGGCTGCGCTGCGTGACTTCGCTGCCAGCTTGCGCCCGGGCTCGCTGTTGCGCCATCATATTGCAGGGGATATCGGGAGGGCTGTTGCGTGATATTTATATTGATCGGAATAGTCTTGCTGGCGTGGTTTTTTATCGACTGGTTGGATGATTAAAAAAACACTTGACACTACAAAAAAGCCGCGTTACAGTTAACGCACTGCATCTCGCAGTGAATGCAACTTTATAGAGGTAAACAAAATGGCACACATGATCGACATGACAACAGGCACCGCAGCGATCGCATACGTCGGGCAGGAGCCGTGGCACGGCCTAGGGCAGCAACTAACCGAGGGCGCGACAATTCAGGAGTGGACTAAACAAGCCGGACTAGACTATACGGTTTTGGAGTCCCCGGTACTGTTTAAAACCCCGGCCACCACTGAGCCGCAAGCATGGCCCAATCGTAAGGTGCTACACCGCAGCGACACCGGGGCACCGTTGGCCGTGGTGAGCGATGGATACCACGCGGTGCAGCCCAGCGAGATCATGGGCTTTTTTGGTAAGCTGGCGGATATCGGCGGGTTCACGCTTGAGACCGCCGGGGCATTGTCTGACGGGCGGCGGATATGGGCGCTTGCAAAAGTAGGGGATGAGCGCGAGATCGCAGGGCTCCCCCGCGATAGCGTCAAGCCGTACCTGCTGCTGGGCACCAGTTATGACGGCACAATGGCGACGATCGCGAAATTTACCGCGATTCGCGTGGTTTGCAACAACACCATAACGCTCGCATTAGACCGCGACGCAAAAGCCGGGGTTCGGGTTTTGCACCGCGAGCGCTTCGATGCCGATAAGGTGCGCACGGAACTGGGCATAGTGCAGGATAGTTACGAGCGGTTTATGTTCGATGCCCGCCGCTTAGCAGGTGAATCCATGAGCGAGACCGCCTGCGATCAATTCGT